TGCAAAGAATGATTTTGATCGAGAACTAATTGACGAATGGGTGTATGAACGTGATGAAATTGACGATCGTATGATGGAACTTGAAAAACACGGTTCCGTTAAAAATCAAGATCTCTATGATGAGCTTGACCGTCAATACCGTAAACTCTCTTATAACCTCTTTAAGATGTACGATATGTACCAGAGGACTGAGAATGTTTCAAAGGTTACTGCTGAAGCCAGTGCTGTGAAAGCGCCTGAGCCTGCTAAACCTGTGGTTAAACCATTGCCAAAACCCTCCAAATTTGCAGTTACTGTTAATCCGCTTTCCATTGATGCTTTAGTAGCCAATGTGACGAGCCCACTAGTAATCTCACAACCAAATCCCGCACCTGGGTGGAAATTGGAACCTCCAAAGGTTCCTGTTGTGGAAGCAAAACAAGAGGAGGTTGCACCCCCTGCCGAAGCTCCAAAACGAAGGAGCAGAGGAAGTCGTGGTAAAGGGAAAAAGAAACAACAGAAAAAGGAAGCTGAGAAAGCTACACCTGTTGCCCCGTCCACGCCAAAGAAATCTTATTTAGCTGCTGCTGAAACTGCGCCAAAAGCGCCAAAACAAAATAAAAAGGAAGCCGAAAAGGCCCCAGCACCTAAAAAGAAAGATTTTGAGCAAAAAAGAGAAAAAGTTTGTCTTTGTTGTCAGAAAAAAGGTCACCAAACTCATATGTGTAAGAAATTGCCTAAAGAGTATGTTGTTGTTACCGCTGACAAACTTAAAGTTATGTCCCCCGCCCAAATTCGCGAGATGAGACATAAAAACTTTCAGCTTTTAAAGCCCTATTTGCCTCAATCTGTTTCTTTGCATAAACCTGTGTCAGGTTCTGCTAAGTTACACGATAATTTGGTACCTATCTATAATCCTAATGCCGGGAATAATGGCGAGGACCCTGAGTTTTGGGGAGCTATGTTGTTAGCTGATATGGATAAGGTTAAGTACGTTTTTACAACGGAACATCAACTCATTAAGGGAGTTTATTATCGAGGAAATGATACAAAGGTTTATTTGTTGCCACCTAAAGAAGAGTGGACAGCTTTTGGAAATGGGAATATTTCGATTATGAGAATTGCTCGAGATAAGGTTAAGCACCTTTCTGCAGTTCCATCCCTCCAAGTTGTCGCACCCCAGACTGGACATGCTCGTGTGTGTTTGTACGTTGGTCTTAATCCTAAGACAACTCTTCGTGAGTTTACAGCCACTTGTTACTCCTGGGATGGAAAAGCCACCAGTGATGTAATCCACTCTGCGTCCACAGAAAATTATTGTTGTGGATCCTTTTTGTATGACTCAACGCTTAATGCGGTCGTTGGACTGCACCATGGATCTATTGGACCTGATTCCAAGCATGGTGAGAACAATTTGTGTTCTCCTTTAAAAGCGATGGAGGCACGCCAGTGAAGCTCCTCCGAAAAAGTCATGGCACGTACGTCGAACTGAGAAAATTCGTTGGCGTACAACCATATAAGCATATGGATATAGTTGGAACGTTGCCTGGTTCCGAGATAAAGAATAAACGACTTTATTCTCGTCATACTTCTCCTTATGCCAAATTATATGGTGTTGTTGGCCTGCAGAATCTTATGGATATAGCAGGAGATAAGTTTCACGTTGTGAATACGTGTTCTTCCAACTATTATAAAACATGTTTATCGTGGGATCAAAAACCTGAGTATACATATGAGGACGAGATTTCTCACTTGTTCGCATTGCAGTTTTTTGATAATTACTATGGTCCTATAATGGATGATTGTATAGCCAACTCCGAAGAAATTTGTGAGTATATTGACTGGACTAAATCTCCAGGATGGCCCCATACTTATTTTGGTTTTCGAACTAAGAGCGATCTTGTACATGCTCTTACTGACACATTGTTTTATGAACGTGTCGGAACCCCACCTATCTGGAATGTTGCTGGAAAGGTTGAGTTTAAAGATATTGCTGACATAAAAGAGAATAAGATACGGTTGTTTCAAATACCGTCATTCGAACTCTTGTGGTCGCAGCTAAAATTTGGAAAGCGTATTTCTTTGCGCCTGATGAACTATCATTGGTCTTCGTATGGTTTTAATCCCTACGGAGGAGGATTTGAGCGTCTTGCTCGTCGCCTGTTACAGAAACCCTATCGTGGGTGTTATGATGTTTCAGGATGGGACAAATTTCTCCCTCTCCTTAAAGATATTTATACTGTGCTACGCAAACGTGGTAACATTCCTGATTCTGAACTTGAAGAGTTCATCTGGACTGTGCGAAACACTTGCGAATTCCTACTTAAAACTACGGATGGAAACGTCTTTTGTAAGAAGTATGGGAATGCCAGCGGAAGTGGTGTAACCACCCGTGATAATATCTTTGGCCATATTATAATCTTTGCCGCCGGATTATACGACGCTTATGTCGCTAAAATGGTAAG